CGAGATTTGGGAAATTAGAGTTGTGGCAGATTCGATAAATTTATTAAACGTAGACACCAACCTCATAACGCTAGTCGGGCTTATACAAGATTACGGTGCAAGATGTATAGGCATAGGACAGAACGGAGAGTCTGTTAGATTCTCAGCGACAGGATCAGGGCAACCATTAAACTTTACGACAAGTGTACAGATACAAGTGAGAAAACTTACCGGTACAAAGAAATTTAAAACCGGAATAGTAGGGATAATCAAGTCATGATAAAAGTTAATTGGATAGAGTTGAAAAGTTTTGTAGTGGCAAAGTCTTTATCAATTCAATTTGTAGAACTAACTGATAGGTATGAACTTGGTGCAGGAGACGGAACATTTGAAGTGCGGTGCACTCTCGATAAAAGTCCTACTGACACTACTGATCTTTATGATTTTGAAACAAATTTTAAATTAAATGGTAACAAATCTTTACTTAATACTGTCAAACTAGATGTTGCAAAAACAACAACAGGAATCCAGAAAGTATCTATTTACGAACCAGAAGGCGAATCCGCAACAATTGTCTCACATAATTTTTCTGATCCGTGCTCATGGTACCAAGGTTCAGTTAAGGTAACGGAAGGAACTCTTACAAATGTATCGGGCAATATATTTAGCATGGCGAGTTCTTTATTTTGGATTGATCTTCAAAATGGCCGTTTATATGATGAAGACAACATAATGAGCCAAACAAGTAATGAATATAAGCCAAAAGTTTATATTGATAACGTATTACAAAGCACTGGCTACTCAATAGATTATCCCGCAGGGCAAGTAACTTTTGATGGCACTGTCTCTGGAACTGTTACGGCCACTTTCTACAAAGCAGATAAATCGTGGTTCATATTGAAACCAAAAGCTGGGAAGATTCTTTCAATAAAAGCAGCAGAGGTTCAGTTTTGTAAAGATACAACACTAAACGGCCCTTTTATGTTTGAGGCATGGGTCAATCATCCTACTTATGGATTAATACCTGTTCCGGGTTCTCAAATTGTTTATAAAAACTTTAAAGATTTTATCTCTGCCTGTAATCAAGGTCAGGGATTGATTCCACAAATAGGCGACCTGATAGACGATGTTCATGTTTTTCCATTTGACTACGCTAGACCTAAGCCAATTAAAAGCTCACAAGGCGTAGAGATAAGAGTTTATTGTAAAAACCACCTTCCTTGTGGTGGAAGTTATGCGACTTCAACTTTTTATGTAGCAATTGATAATGAGGTAATATGAAAAATCTAGCAGCAATATTTATTGTATCGGTAATTCTAGTAATCGCCATAGTAGATGTTTTTTTAATAACTAAAGGTGGAACTGGGGCAAGCATCAGCTTCCAATTAATCTCGTGGTCTTACGAGTTCCCTGCTTTTACTTTTCTTATAGGTTTTACAATGGGTCATTTGTTCTGGAAGATTAGACCAGTCGAAGGCGAAAAGAAGTAGGGGATCAAATGAGAATATTTCATGGAAATAAAGAGATAACTAAAGAGATAAGCAGAACAGACTCGCTTTCATACAGCATGACATATTTGTCTGGCGAATATATTTATATCGCATCCGATTTCCCCTTCAACCACTTATATATAAAAATGGGAGCTATTAAAAACGCAACTCCCGCTAGCATGACAGTTGAATACAACGCTAGCAGTGGGTGGAATAGTATCGTTGAACTTAGAGATGAGACTTTGGCTTTGTCGCAAGATGGCTATGTAGAGTTCACTCCAAATAGAGACAATAGCTGGCCTAGACTTTATTCATCTCAAGACGTGCCTAATACTAGCGTGATTGTCTATGACAAGTACTGGACCAGGGTTTCTTTCGATGCAAATCTAGACTCTCCAGTTGAGATTTCTTTCATAGGTAACAAGTTTAGCGATGATGAAGATTTATACTTAGAATATCCTGTTTTTGATGACTCTGTTTTCTTAACCGCCTTCAAGGCAGGAAAGTCCGACTGGGAAGATCAGTGCATAAGAGCATCAGAGGTCATAGTCGCAGACTTGATTAGGAAAAATGTAATAGTAAGCGCAGAGCAAATTCTTGACCGAAAGGTTTTCACTAGTGCGTGCGTCTGCAAAACAGCAGAGATGATATTTACTTCTTTCGGCAACGACTATGAAGAGCAAAGAAAGCTAGCAAAGTCTGAATACGCGAGCAGAATGGACTTATCTCGCTACAAGGTGGACAATAATAACAATGCGATTCTCGATGTCGGAGATGTAAAAAACAGTCAAGGATGGCTTTCAAGATGAGCAAGATAAGCTCTATTTATAATGCTCTGGTTTCTGAGACAGCATTACTATTTCCACTCAAAACAAGAATGCATAACCCTTATGAGTTGTCTGACAATCCAGAGATTATTCTAAAAGACTCTTATGGACTCAAAGTTAATTCTGCAACAAGAGAAACTGTAGAGTTTTGCAACCTGTATATAGTTAGAGAGTTCACTCTCGTTATGGTTAGAAACTTTTTAACCAACGGAACAAAGGGAACTGCTTTTGATGATGTTTCAAAGTCGCTACTAGAAGACCAACAAGCATTCTTAAGTATGATTTACTCTCCTGATGAGTTAAGCGAACAAATAAACGTGGACATGGTTGAGATTGGCACAGTTTCAGGCATTCAGTTCATGACAGCAAACGAAAAAAAATACCTTTTATGTGAGATCACATTTACAATTACAATAAGCGAAAGCGTTATTTAGGAGAACACTATGACAGTTGGATTAAACAGAGCATCTAGTTATGCAGTTAAAAGAGAAGTAACTGCTGGTGAATATTTACCACCTGCGTCTGGTGCAGACTTCGTTCCCTTGAGACCAGACAACACAACTTCATACGAGCCAGAATCACTTGAGAGTGATGAGCTTTTAAATGATATTGGTGCAGCGAAATCAGCAACCGGTAAAGAAGCCACAAGTGGAACTCACTCGGCATACCTAAAGCACTCAGGTGTTGAAGGGGTAGAGCCAGAAATCGGGATCATGTACGAATCAGTAATGGGAGCAAAACAAGTTGCCTCTGTTGAATATGATACCGTAGCAGCATCTACTACATCGGTAGTAAAGGTTGACGTTGGAGAGGGTGCAAACTTCGTTCAAGGGCAAGCTCTTTTATTTAAAAGTGGGGCTGGTTTTGAAATCAGAAACGTTGCGTCTATCACAGGTGACGACTTATCTCTAAACTTTTCACTCCCAGTAGCACCTGCTTCAGGTGTTAACTTAGGTAAAGCAATCACGTATCTTCCAGTAGCACAAGGGCATCCGACATTCTCAACTACTAAGTATATTGGTGGTGGGTTTGCTAAGGTTGCGGCGTCAGGAAATACAACTACAGAGGTGTCTGTTACTGCTGATGCTAACGGATTTGGCGAAGTAAGCTTTTCATTCGCTGGGACTCGCTACTACTACAACCCAGTAACAATTGATGCAACTTCAAAGTTTCTAGATATCACTGATGACTCTGGTACTTTTGCAGTTAGTGTTGCAGAAAGAATTTATGAAACACCAATCGACCTAGCAGACGCTATCCTTGCAGCTCTTGTGGCAGCAAGTCCTGAGACATACACAGTAGTTTTTTCGAACTCAACTGGTAAATTCACAATAGCATCTTCAACTTCTGCTGTTCTTTCTATTCTTTGGAACACTGGTGCAAATGCTGCTAACTCTATCGGTGCAAAAATTGGCTTCTTGGTTGCCGCAGACGACACAGGCTCAACTTCATACTTAAGTGACAATGAGCAATCATACGCTGCACCATATACACCTTCTTACGATGTAGCAGAAAACATTATCATTAAGGGTGCAGAGCTTTTCGTTGGGAATCAATCAGACAATCTATGTATCTGCGCTCAGACAGTATCGATCACCATTTCAAAAGAAGTGGAAGACGTTGACTGTATTTGTGAAGACACGGGCGTGCTTGAAAAAGTTCCTACTTCTAGAAGTGCTGAAATGGCCGTTACTTCTGTGCTTAAAAAACACGATGCTGCTTTATTAGATGCTCTTCTTAAAAACAATGGCGTCTCAGCAATGCTAAACGTAGGGCCTAAATCTGGTGGAAACTGGGTTGCTGGTAAATGCGCTAACTTTTACATGCAAAAAGCAACAGTTTCGGCATACAATCCGGGTGGCGATTCTTTCGCAACTGTAGAGTTCACGCTTACTGGCTATGTAACTTCTACAGAAAAAGATATTTACATCAATTTCGTATAGGTAATTAATGAGTTTTTTAAAAGAGATTAAAACAGAAAAGGGTGTCTTGAAATGCAAGATGCCCGACATACTTGAGTATTATTCAATCTTGATTGGCAGTGGGATTTCCAAGGGAGTAACAGACCCAATCGAGATTAGAATTAACACGATTAAAGCAATGGAGCCGTTGATGATTATCAGTGAGCTTGATGGTTACAACAGCTATCAAGACTTATTAGCTGACTCTGAGAACATGCTTCTACCACTAAGTGAAATGGCAGATGACCTAGTATCAAAGTTGCTAGAAGTCTTTAAAAAAAAGCCAATATAGTTGACGCGATAGGCGTA